GGCACATCGTCGGCATCTTCGATGCGGGCACGCAAATCCGCGTAACGTTTCTGCGACTCATACTGAGCGGAGAATGTCGTTAGCTCTTCATCGATGGTGGCGCAACGTTCGGCCATCTTCGCAACCGATGCCTTTTCGACATCCGTAACGGTGCGATCTTCGTCTGCGGCTTTCTCCAGAATCCCGGAAGACGTTGCCGACAACGAATCACGTTCGTTGCGTAGTTTCTGCAAATAAGTAAGCACGGCTATCCCTTTCTAACTAGGCTACGGACAACGGACATCCATAGGTGCCTAGCTAGGTGCATTCCGTCGATAGCGAGCTATCGCGCGATAGGTGCTATCCGGAATACGGGCTAGCCGTGCGAGCTATGCGTTATGTGGGCACTCGGCCGGGTTGTGACTTCCGCTCACCACGAATAGTGCAACCCTGGCCGAGTGCTGCGACCGACGCGGGGGACGATCACCGGTCAAGCTACGCCCATGGAGGGACGAAGGGAATAGGCAAAGCCGGTGGATTTTGAAACGGCTTCAACATGTCATCTAGATCCTGAGCTTGACGCGTTGCTAACACCTTTGCGCCATCGTATGCGCCGAACAAGACTAGGGATACTTCGTATAGACGCGCTTCGCGTACTTCCATCACGCCATCGTGATTACGCTTACGATCAATAGCCGTGAAGCCAACGGACATGCCCGCGAGATAGCCAAGCTCTACGTCGGCCAACACTTCATGTCCGCGTGGATCGTTTCGGACTTCGAACACTCCACGTAAGCCGGTGTCCCCATCCAACCATTCGCGCGACATGCCGACGGCCGATGAGTGATCGTGGTTGATGCATAGCGGGATCTTCGTTCCGCGTTGGGCAATGGATCGGTTGAACGCGCCACGATGGATACGTTCGCCACCGGCATCGGCAACGAGGAAAGTTGTTTCGTCGTACGGCGCAACAACGCCCGTGATGGTGCGTGCGGCCGTGTCTACGTTGCGAATCTCCATCGGCAGTGTGTAAGTCATGTTCGCTTCCTCTGCGATGTTAGGTGCCATCCACGGCAGTACGGACATTCATAGACGCGTGACGCTTGCTTGTCTCTCTTGTCATGTTGTTGTGCCGCGAATAGTGCGAGCTTTGCGTCTAGCTCCGAGCTATAGCGTTTCTTGCGTGGACAGAGTGTCATTGATTGGTGGAGGTTCGCTATTCGCATCACCGGCCGGTGGTCCGGGATGGTTCGGGGGTAGGGATTCGTCGGCCGACGTTCCGAGCGGAGGCAGATTCTCGAGTGCGCGTGCTTCATCACGCGTCATGATGCCGGAATCGATAGCGAGTTTGTACGCGTTATAGCGCGTCATCGTATCGGCGCGCTCTAGCCCGGCAGAGATAATCTTTAGCTCTGTCCCCTTGGGGAATTGTGCATCAAGCGTGGACTCAACACGTCGCATGATAGGGAGCAATGAGAAAGTGCGAAACTCAATCATACGTGACTCGACATTTGCGTACGTAGCACTGTCACCGGGTACGCCCAACATGTACGTAGGCACGCCAAACGCCATAGCGACATCCCGCAACGACCATTCACGAGCTTGGCCTAACTGCGCATCTATCGGGCTAATCCCCAATGGCACAAAGTCCGTTGTCGCGTTCAAGACGGCTATGTTCCGTTGCGCGTTACCGTGTTGGGCCATCCATCCCGTCTTCAAGTCCGTCGCTTGCTTCGCATCCATCCTTGGTTGCGTTGACTTGATGTAGCCATACGGGATACCCGATTGGTACTGCGATCCCGCGTACTGACGAACCGTCGCGGCAAGAGCTATGTCCAGCCCGTTGCGATCAAAGACACCGGTGCCGTGTCCCTTCACGTACGGAGGGTTACCGCGTAGATGGATGATTTCACCGGGATTCATCAAGACGTCTCCGACGTAATACTGTCCATCGTCAATCGTCACAGTTTGCGGGTTGATAATCCACATGGGCGTTGCCGGTGATCCATCCACGTTCCGCACGGGACACCAAATGTAGCCATCCCCGTACCAGAGTGCCGACACCAACCATTGCGTCCAGAATTCGACGGCCGACAATCGCGCTTGATCCATCGTCGATGCTTGCACGCGTCCGTCTTCGCGCAACACTTGCGGATCACTAATCCACGGTGGCGTGTCGAGCTTTTCCCAACCACGGAAGACGAACCACGGCATCCCCGCAATAGTCTCCGTCAGCAACGATGTACAACGGCCAACGGCAGGCAACGACACGTAACCCGGATAGTCCATGGCACCGGGCGGCGGATTTCCCCATGGCCCACCCGTGCCGTCCGAGCCTGCCGGACCCGTGAACCAAAGCCACGGCTGGAGGATTTCCCACGATTGCGGATCGTTCGCCAAGATGTCGCGGCCATCGGTGGCGTAGAGCGTTCGCGCGCGTGGCCCGCGCCGGGCCAGAGAGCCACCGGGGGAGCGTTTCCGGAGGCTAGGCAGGCTCACCATATGGCCGACGTTTCTACCGGCTCTCCGAGCCGCTCAGAGGCTCCAAGAGCGAGGGTGGCCGCCACGAGGGGGACTCCGGACACGGTGCCGGTATCTCGGGCGAACGTCCATGACTGTCCGTACATCCGTTTCCGCCCCGCTAACAACGCATCGATGAGGGATGGATGACTACGAATCCGTATGGCTTTGGCTTGCAGTAGATCGAAGAGCCGTCCCGACGCACTCGCGATGTCCCGTCCGTTGAACGTCACGACTTGGCCCGCGAATTCGGTAACCGAAAGTTGATCCGCGATCGTTTGCGCCGGGCTACCCGCGTCGATGCCGATAGCGGGCGGATTCCAACGTTCGGCTAGTTCACGCACTCGCCCGAAAACCCATGACGTACCGTCCCCCGCGTCGATAACCTCTAGCGTCTTATCGCTACACGCCACGATGCACGCATGCGTCCGATCCGTCGCGATGTCAACGCCGAACGACACCGGCCCATCCGGCATCGGATCGTAAGTCACGCAATCGTCAACGAGGTTTGCGTCTATGAACGGCGCAACGACGGTAGGAACCCATTGATTCAAATACTGTTGCCGGAAGTCCCATTCCTCTGACGTGTTGAACGCTTCCGCAACGTGTTCCGCCCGACGCTCATCCCAATACGGGCTAGCGCTCTTCCACAATCGTTCATCCGCAAGGGAAGACGCGTGATCCGTCTCCGCGCTCCATTCGATGAGACAGACGTGTTGACTGCCGGACATGGCTAGATCCCGATAGCTCTTCATCAAGTCGCTACCGGCCGTGCCAGCCGTGGACACCAACCACAATTGCGGGCTATTGGACTCGGCCAACGTCGGACGCAAAGCCGCATCGACAACAGAGCGGCCAATCTTCCATGCCTCATCCACTAACACCATGGTCAACGCATAGCCCACGGCCGCGCCATCGGTAGCCGCTTGAATCATCCAACGCGATCCATCGGGTAGCTCTATCTTTTCCCGTCCGCGTTGTCGATCAACCGTGCGTTGCGGATACGTCATTTGCATGTGACGGGCCACCGGCCGCCAGACCTCTAACGCCGTAACCTCTTTGTGCGCTACATGCACGATGTCTTGCGTCTGATTGAACAGACTTGATTGATGGATACGCCAGAAACACACAACGCGCTCTAGCACGGACTTACCTACCTGCCGTGGAGCGCTAACAACGACGGTACGCCATAGCAATTGGCCGTCTTTATCGCATTCCAATGCACGATCTAATACGACACGTTGCCAATGCCGTAACTCATTGACGCGTCCGCCATGAATTCGCGTGTTTGCGCATAGTAATTCGGCCGATTGTCCCCAAGAGCTCCACCGATGGGGATGCGGGGGACTCATGAAGCGCGGTTCGCTATACGAATCGGGCGGATTACCGATACCCCGCGTGTAATCCGATTCGATAACGGCCGACATTGCTTATTATCCTTTACACATCAACCGTAGATTTTACGGCTTGTGACGTAATGCATTAGAACATAGCCCATATTAGGATGC